TCGCGGCCGGTCAGCGGTGCCGGCGCTGCGAATGGCAGGAGAACGGCTGGTGCTGGGGATGCGGCGAGCGGCGCGAATCGCAGGACCCGCGCAAGCTGCTCTGCGATGCCTGCGCGAGCGCGTCGCTCCGGCAATCGAACGACCGAAGCCGACATCAACGGAAGGTGGCGCGGCGAGCCTACGACCGCGCCCGCTATCTGACCCGCACCGGAGGCCAGCCGTGACCTACCCTGATTTCCCGACCCGCAACCCGTTGGTCCTCGATATTGAGACCGTGCCGCTGGCGGCGTCTCTGGCGATGCCGTATCCCGAGGCGACCCGCTCCGCGCCGGCCAACTACAAGACGGACGAGGCGATTGCCAAGTGGCGCGAGGCCGATCGGATCAAATGGTATGAGGACCGCGCGAAGGAGTGCAGCCTGAACCCGCGATTGGGCCGGATCGTCGTGATCGGGACCAACGTTGAGACGATCGTCGCGCCGGCGGAGGCGGACGAGCGCGAGGCGCTGGTACGGTTTTGGGAATACGTGAAGGCGTTTGCCGGGTTCGTGGTGACGTGGAACGGGTCGTGGGACCTCCGGTTCCTTGTTATCCGGTCTCTGGCGCATGGCGTGACGCCATCGGTCCCGCCGTCGGTCGTCCAGAGCTGGTTCAAGAAGTATTCGACCCATCAGCACTACGACTGCAAGGCGGTCCTGATGAATTGGGACACGGCGAAGGCGGGCGACGGCCTCAACGAGTGGGCGGCGTTCTTCGGGATCGGCGAGAAGATGAACGGGATGACCGGCGCGGACGTCTGGCGGTTGTATCAGGAGGGGAACGCCTCGACGATCGCCAAGTATTGCCAGCAGGACGTCGCGCTGACGGCGGCGATCTACGCGCGGATTCGGCACGTCCTGGCATGAGCGGGTTCCCTGATCGGTTTCGGCGGGCGGCGCAGATCGCGGAGGCGGCCGCGCAGCCGAAGAAAAAGAAACCGCGGCATCTCGAGTCGGTCGAGCAACGGCTGTTTGTCCAGCGGTTCCGGCTCGATCCGGTCACGCGGTACCTGACGGCCTGCGCGATTCCGAACGGCGGGAAGCGGTCGGCGCGGGAGGCGGCGATCCTCAAGGCCGAAGGCGTCACGGCGGGCGCCCCCGATTGGGTGCTGTTCCATCAGACGGCGCGGCACGTCGGGCTCGCGCTGGAGTTCAAGTCGCCGGACGGGTCGGGGCGCGTCTCGCCGGCGCAGGCGTATTTCCTCGATGGATTGCGACAGAACGGCTGGGCGGTCCATATTGTCAAGACAGCGGCCGAGGCGTGGGATATCCTCGAACGCTACCTCAACGTGCCGGGGGGCACCGATGCGTGATCTGACGGTCACGGAAGCGGCGAAGATGGTCGGCGTATCCCGAGCGCGGGTGTATCAGCGCATCACGGGACAGGCCGGCGGGTGGGACCCTGGGCGGCCGATGCCGGTGATCCTCGTGCCCTGCACCAGCCGAGGGGCGCGGAACGGCCGGCAGATGCGGATTGATTTCGACCTCGCGCTCGAGTGGCGACAGGAACGGCTGACGGCCGGGTTGCCAGTCGGGCCGATTCCGGATGCCGATCCGGAGGACGCGGTGCCGCCGCCGCCGGTCAAGCCACCGAAAACCGCCGAGCCGGTGGGGCCGGTCGTCCCGATCGGGATGCCGAGCGTACGGATCTTCTAATGGAGGAGCGCATGGACTACCCGTGGCAATACCATTGTAAGGCCGGCGAGTACTACGGCCGGACGTTGTGGCAGCTCCTGACGGAAATCGTGCGGCACCGGCTCTGGCACTGGCGCAGGGGGGACGGATGGGTGGACTAACGACGGACGAGCAGCCGATGCCGTACGTGGAGACGCTGACCGACCGGACGCACGGCCGCCGGATCGTCTCGCACATTCATCACGATCACCTGCACAAGGTCCGGATGGCGCGGCAGATGATGGAATGGACGGTCGGGTTTATCACGCCAAACCGCGGGGTGGACTATGTGGCGGTCTAAGCTGCACCCGCTGCCGACTCTGCTGTATATGCTGGCCGGCGTCACGATCGCGGGGATGTTCGCGGTCGCGGCGCTGGCGCTGATCGTCCTCGAGGCGATCGACCCGAGCCCCAAGGCCTGACTATGCCGATCCCGATACCGCAACCCGGCGAGAAGAAAGACGCGTTCCTGGCGGCCTGTATGGCCGACCCGACCATGACGACGGAATACCCGGACGCGCCGCAGCGGTACGCGGTCTGCCTGGCGCAGTGGGATAAGGACCGATCGGCGGCCGTGCAACGCGAGACGCGGGGCGGGTGGCCGATAAACCCGTTCTTGCCCTAGCCTAACTGTGGAGGACCTGTGCCACCGAACCCAAAAAACCTAAAACCGTTCAAGCCGGGACCGGACGCTCGGCGTAACCTTAAGGGTCGGCCCAAGTTGCCGGACATCCGCGAGGCGATGGCAAAGGTCATGAGCGATCCGGTCGACGGCATGACGGCGCTCGAGGCGACCCTTGAGGCGCTGCGGAACAAGGCGCTGGCCGGCGACGTGCGGGCGGCCGAGGTGCTGCTCGATCGGGCGTTCGGGAAGTCGGCGCAGACGGTGGACGTGACGTCGGGCGGGGAGAAGATTGTCACGCCGCCGATTGTGTGGTCGGATACCCTACCGCATGGGTAGCGAGGCGGTCGAGCCGCTGGTGCTGCTCGCGCCGTACCGGCCGTTGTTCCACCCCAAACCGTCCTGGCGCTACGCGTTCCTGACGGGCGGGCGCGGGTCGGGGAAATCGTTCCACCTGTCGGTGTTCCTGCTCAACCTGACGTACGAGACAGGCCACGTCATCCTGTTTACGCGGTACACGATGGAATCGGCCGGCGCGTCGATCATTCCGGAGTTCGTGGATAAGCTGGAGCGACTCGGGAAGCGCGACGATTTCGACATCACGCAAAAGGAAATCGTCAACCGGCTGACCGGAAGCCGCATCCTATTCCGCGGCATCAAGACGTCGAGCGGCAATCAGACGGCGAAGCTCAAGTCGATTCAGGGCGTCACGACGTGGGTGCTGGACGAGGCCGAGGAACTGGTGGACCGGACGACATTCGACCGGATTGACGACAGTATTCGGTCCCAGCTCCGGCCGAACCGCGTCATTCTGTCGCTGAACCCGTCGACGGTCGAGCATTTCTTGCACGGGCTGTTCGTGGCCGAGCCGCGAGCCCATACCCTGTACATCCATACGACCTGGCAGGACAACCGGGACAACCTGTCCGAGTCGTTCCTCGCCAAGATCGAGGAGACGCGGACCAGCAACCCCGGCCGGTACGGGCACATCTACGGCGGCGAGTGGCTGCGCGAGGTGGCCGGGCTGCTGTGGACGTCCACGGAAATTCAGCGGGCGCGGGTGCCGGCGGCACCGGATGACCTGAACCGCGTCCTGGTGGCGATCGACCCGGCCGTCACGGCGAACGCGGAATCGGACGAGACCGGCATCGTGGTGGTCGGCGCGGATCGGAACCGGCGGGGATATGTCCTCGAGGATTTGTCGGGGCGGTATTCGCCGAACCAGTGGGCAACGATCGCGATTGACGCGGCGCGGCGGTGGAAGGGGTCGATCGTGGCCGAGACCAATCAGGGCGGCGATATGGTGACGGCCGTCCTCAAGTCCCTCGGGGATCGGGCGCACGGCGTCCGGATCATCGACGTCAAGGCGAGTCGAGGGAAGCTGGCGCGGGCCGAGCCGGTGTATTCGCTCTATCAGGAGCAGCGGATCTTTCACGTCGGGCAGTTGCCGCTGCTTGAGTCGCAGATGCTCGGGTTTAATCCCGACAACCAGATCACGTCGCCGGACCGCGTGGACGCGTTGGTCTGGGGGCTGTCGGCGTTGCTCTTGAACGGGGCGAACGCGTTCGTGGTCTGACGCGCGGAAGGTGTCAAGACGGCGGCGGCGTCGTGTTGCTTCATTGCTTGGAGCCACGTACGCTACCCCATAGGATGTCCGATCCCTTTTTTCTCGGGGCCGCATGACTGCAACCCGTCCGCCGCTGTTGACGCGCCTATCGACGGCGTTGCGTACGTTGCGCGGCCAGCCGATCGTCGCGCCTGGCGGGACCGATCGCGCAATTATTGAGACGACGTACCCGAATTTTCCGGCCGGCATCGCGCAGGCGTCGCTGGTCCGGACGGCGAACCCGCAGGAGTACAAGCCGGACGGGGCGACGATCCGCGTCCAAGGCTTTAGCCGGCACCCAGTCGTCCACGCCTGTATCCGTGTCGTCGCCGATATCGTGGCGTCAGTGCCGCTGGTCGTGTTGCAGGAGCGCGGGAATCGCGAAAGCCGGGTCGATGAGTCGCATCCGTTGCAGCGGTTGCTCGATTACCCTGGCCCGCGATTCACGGCGCGGCAGATGCGGGCGCGGTACGCGGTCGACTTCCTCGGCTACGGGAACGCGTTCTTCCAGATGGACCGGCCGGGACCGACGCGGCCGCCGGTCGCGCTCCGGTCGGTGAACGCCGAGTCGATTCAGACGGTCTGGGTCGACGCGGACGGCGACGCGCGGCGGTACGATTACGGCAACTGGGCCGGCATTATCGTGCAGGTGCCGGTCGAGGATATGATCCATTTCAAGGACCTTGAGATGTCGCGGCCGTTCGCGCCGGATGTGTTCGGGTTCCCGCGCGGCGCGACGGCCATCGCCAGCATGACGGCCGACAACGAGGCGACGCAGTACGTGCGGCAGGTCGTGACGAACGACGGGACGCCGACGTTCGCGGTGTTGCTGTCGGACGAGGCGACGCAAGACGACGCGGTAGCGATGCAGGACCGATATAAGGCGCGGGTGGTGGATCGCGGCAAGCGCGGGTCGCCGGCGTTCTTTGGCGCGGTCCGCGACATCAAGCCGTTGGGCTTTACCCTGTCCGACCTGGAGTTCCCGTCCCTCCGGCGGGTCTCGCGCGAGGATATCTGCGCGGCGTACGGGGTCGATCCGCGCATGATCGGCATCGCGTCGGCGACGTCGGACGCGGGGCTGTCGG